ATCGGCAAGCGCTGAATTATTCGTAACCGCCAGCTGATAAAATAGCCTTCCCGGGCTATCCTCATATTCTTCGATGTCCTTTATTACACCAGCGAATATTTTTGTAAGGTCTTGATACACTTCAAAGCTGTCCCCGATATCGATCGCGTCAAGGCCAAGCAGATCCACAACAACTATATCCGCCACGGCGCGCTCATTAAGCTTCTTTTCTATAGTCCAGCTGCTTTCAATTTTTACCTGCTCGCTATCGATGTAATATGTTCTGGCCATTATGCTGTGACCACCTTCGCCTTTATTCGTCTTACAGCGCCGTCAAGCATATGATCCATGTCACGCTGCGAGAAAAACTTCGGATTGTTAATATTGAGTATTATGTCTCCGCCGCCAAGTGGCTTTACCTTCGCCCCCTGCGGCAGCTCCAGAAGCTCCGGACCCATCTCGCCCACTATTGCCCTGCCACCTTTTACAATTTCACCACCAGCAGCCAGCAGCGGGATCTCCGGTATGTTGATTCCTTTACCACCCACAAGCGGCACCCAGTCAGGTATTTGAATATTATTCAAAGAAGAGATAAAGGCATTTATTCCCCCAAGTATCCAGTTGATTGCACCTTTGATTCCATCCACAATGCCATCCCAGATGCCGAGGACAACATCCTTGATGCCGCTGAAAATCTTGCCAAATACATTTGCAAATCCCTCAACATATTTAACAATGGCTTCAAGGATCGAGCTAAAGAACTCTTTAATTCCATTCCAAGCGCCTTCCCAGTCGCCTTTAATTATCGACACAACAGTCTTGATAACTGCCGCAATAGCCTTCATTACCGGTTCTATAACCGGCTGCATTGCCTTAAATACAGACATCACAAGAGGTAATACCAGTTTGGCAAGCTCAGTAAAAACATCTATTAACGGCGGCAAGATCTCATCTACAATCAGTGTTATCACATCTATCAGCGGCGGCAGAACAAATTCGGTAAACGTCCCGAATAATTCCATCAATACCGGCATAATGCCCTTAATAATTTCACCAAACAACTCAATCAATGGCGGCAATATTGCCTTTATTATCTTGTCAAATAGCTCCATCAGCGGCGGCAGCACTGTGCTTATCACATCATTAAACAGATCAATAAACGGAGGCAGGATCTCATCAATTATTACAGTAAACAGATCTATCAGCGGTGGTAATATAGTCTGTATAATGCCCGAAAAGAGCGTAAGCAGAGGCGGCAGTATAGTCGTAACTATTTGTGTAAAAAGTGTTATTACCGGAGGCAGGATGTTTGCTGCTATGTCGGAAAACAGAGATATCATCGGCGGGAGCAGGTCGGTTATAAGCTGCATCAGGAACGGCAGGACCGCTGTTATTGCGCTGCCTATGCCCTCAAAAACACCGCTTACTATGCTCTTGATAGTCGGCATGTTTGCTATGATAAACTCCGAAAATTGCTGTAATATAGGCAGAAACGCCCCTGTCATTTCCCTGACTATCCCGCCGAATGATGATTTAACATCTGCCATTGTATCGCCAAGTTTTACATTAGCCTTGACCATGTCCTCTGACATCACGATACCAAGTTCATCAGACCGGTTTTTAAGTTCAGCCATGCCATCGGCTCCGGCATTTAACAGCGGCATCATTTCTGTATATGATTTGCCCAGCAGGTCATTACCCAGCGCGTTACGCTGAGCCCCCTTTTCCATATCGCCAAGTGAGTTCATTATCTGGTTGAATATGTCTTCCTGAGATCTTGTTTTGAGATCATCTATAGTGATACCAAGTTTATCAAAAGCATCAGTTGCTTTAGAATTGCCATTTATAGCGTCATCCATCACCCCGGACAGTGTTTTAACTCCGGTTTCAAGCTTTCCTATATCCGCACCCGACTGCTCCGCCGCATACTTCCACCGTTGGAGTTCTTCCCGGTTTATGCCGGTCCGCTCAGAGAGCTTGTCTATCTCATCAGCATATTCTGCTGTTTTACCTGTTACAGCCAAAAGTCCACCCACAGCAGCAGTGGCACCACCTACTATTGCGGATCCCCATTTTGCAGCAGTAGCTATACCAGCCCCCAGTGTTTTGGCAACGCCCTGTCCTTTAGAGTCAGTATCAGCTATAGACTTATTTGCTTCTTTATTATCAACCAAAATGGACCCGAATAAACGAAATAATTCCATAGCTTTTACCCCCTCTTTTTCTTAATAAATGGCATAATTTCTGCCTCAATTTGTTCTGCTGTCAGGTTTGTAAATTTCCCCTTTGATTTGCTGATTTGATCTTTAAAATCAGAAAAGCTAACAGGCTTGATAAAATTGGCCGCCATGAATCCATACATGGATTTCCATACATCCCACATCGCTTTTTCTGTTTCCTGCTCCATAGCGTATTTAATTAAGTCAACATCGATCTCAAGCTCAAGGATAGCCGGCAAGTCATAGGCATCTGATAGCAGCTGGATCAGCCGCGGCCGCTTGACCTGACAGCAGATTTGAAAAAAGCCATGATACCGGAATCAGCAGCCAGCTCTTTGATGAATTCAACCAAGTCAACTTCTTCAGCTGCTTTTACATCAATACCTTTTGTTGCAGCAATGAATTCATATATTTCCCTCTCTGCTTTATGCACTTTTGAGACTATCTGAACCATCATATCAGCTCCGACTTTCTCAAGATCACCTTTCGGATCATCTATTTTGATTTCAAGCTTATCTATTATTGCAGACAGCTTTAATCCCTGTTTTGTTGTCATTGTCCAGATCCCTCCCTGTAAAGATTAAGGGAGCGGTTTCCCGCTCCCTGTATTATGATGCTGTTGTAAAATTCTTAGCCACACCTGTCATCTTGTTCCCTGCCGTATCGCGTACCCCGGCAATGCTCCAGATGTAATCCGCGCCTGCTGCAAGGCTATCTGTCGGGTTGAATGTTACAAGGTAAGACGCTGGTGTATAAGCTAAAGTACCAGCAACAATTGATCCGTCGGATGCCTTTATCAGACGGAAATTATCACTGTTTACATCTGCTTCTCTGATCGCTTCGTTGAATGTTGCAGTCAGATTATCTGATACAACAACCTCCGTCGCTCCATCATCCGGTACAGTTATCACTGTAGGACCGGTCACATCATCGCCTATTGTCTCAACATCCTCAATTGTAAACAGGTCAACATCATCGTCTTCTGCATCCCAGTGCGCATTGACCTCGAGCTGCACAATACCCTCTGATTTCGGCGCAGCGGCGATCGACAAATCACCTTCGTTCATCGGATTATACAGGACAATCTTTTTATATCCTCCGCCTACAAGCTTTGCAAACAGTGTAATGTTTGTCAGATATGCGCTGTCTGCTATCAGGCCTACATTACCCGACTCCGCAGACACCGTGCTTGCAGCATAGCCCAAAAACGGCAGTGCCAAATTAAGATTGGCCATGCTCATATCAAGCAGTGGCACGCTGAGAACTGCGTTTATTTCATCGACAACCTGCATGCCTTTTGTCTTGCCTCTCCGGCCATCAAATTCAATGTCCCTGATCACCTTTGTAACCTTGAATGTGCCGCCGCCTTTTGTAGGCGCAAGCCTTCGTTCTCCTGTTTCTCCAAAATCGATGTATACCAGTCCATAATCGATCTGGATGTTTTCAATCTGTTCCGCTGTAAGACTCATTTCTCTTATCCCCTTTCAAATATTCTTCCACTGTAAATATATTTTCTGCGGTTAATCCGCTTATCGTCCTCCCTGAGCGACATTTTGTTTTCAAGATAAAACGTCACCGCAAAATCATCAGTCACCACCTGAAGCCTGTTGAACTTAGCGTTGACCGCAGCCATGAGTGTCTCAAGCGCCGTTGCATCATATTCATCATCCCATCCGTCAACGTCAAGCGTAAGTGTGCCGTCATATTCATTAAAATATGATGTCGGCAGCTCATATACAAGGTAAGGACATACAGCATTATCCGGCGCTTTTTGATAATATACTTTCGCATGAACAGCTTTCAGATTACTTTCAATAAGTTTTCTTAATTCAATCATTCATCGTCACTCTCCGGATAATAAGGATTCCCCTCAGCATCAATTAGCCCCATAGCCTTGTTTTCATCCTCTATCGCTGATAAATATGCGCCCTGTGCTCGCTTTATATCGTCTATGTTTTCATATACTGTCTGCCTTATGATATGCCTTGCCGGCTGATTCTTCATTCCAAGCTCCTGTTGCTCCCCATACCATGTGGCATGCTTCACGCCGATCTGCAAGTCCATTTCGCGCTTTCTGATCCAGTATTGCGCGGAATTATATATCCTCTTGCTCCTACGCATCCCGGGCAGCTTCTTAAACTTCAGGATCATACGTTTTCGTATTATCTTTGCCGTGTCCCTAAGCGCAGCTCTGCACAACTCCTCAATTGTGTATTGGATCCGGTCAACGCTGGATGTATACTCAATCCCGTCCTTTTTTATCTTGACTACCGATTTTGGTACAGGCATCAAATCACCGTCCCCTGACATATCAGTTCTGTTATTTCGCCGTTTTTGTCATATGTCCTGATTATGTTATATGTTACCGACTCATACTCAAGTTTGGGTTGCCCGTTGTAGTCTGAAGTCCTTACCTCAAACATTAATTCCGGTCTCAGGCCAGTAGCCGCTGCCTGGTAAAATTCCGACTGTCGAATAGACTTTTTATTGGCATACACCTGTTTTTTTGTATCGGCCGGGATAGCATCGCCCATATCATTGACAGTATAGGTCTCAGTTATCAGGCTAATAATGTCTCTGTAAAGCATTATTAATCCCTCCCGGTCAACGCTATATCCAGCTCGGTATTTGCGGTAACATCAAGCAGGTTGTCTTCACCTTCGGCTTCTTCGTAGTCTTCATAATCCTCATGCTGCACTGTATAGATATAGTTGTAACCCTTGCGGACATAGAAGTATGCCACGCCATTTTCATTTGTTGTCTGCGATTCGCCATTAAATGTGACTGTCGCCTCGCGTATGGCCTCATCAGTTTCAGCATCAGTGACCGTTACAGTTACAGTATAATAGCCATATTCATACGACATGGACAGATGGCTTTTCAGCATGTCATATGCCTGCATAAGCTTCTCGCTGTCCGGATTATCAAATCCGTAATTGGCTTTGACATATGTAAGGATGGCGCGCTTGACCAGTGTATTTGTATCAACGGCGCTCTGAGCTGTCAAACCTGACAGTTTAAGGTCAGCTATTGCAGCGCTTATAAGGTCGTTAATCTCTGTGTTGTATGATGTATTTGTGGCCGATATTCTCAGCACAACTTTTGCATCGTCAAGTATGGCCAATCAGCTCACCTCACATATACTATTACTGTGCCCTTCTTTGCATTTCCGGCATTTGATATTGATAGTGACAGCTTATCATTGGCTACGCACCCAAGGCTTGATGCCAGGACCTGCTCTGTATTTACATCGCTTCGATCAGCACCAGCTCCCATCAATACATCGGTGTCATCTTCATCGTTTACGGCTACATTATATTGATTTGATGGTACTGCAACACTATCCGGGATGGTAACGAGCCTAAGGATTTCTCCGCTATATGTTTTTTCGGTTGTTTTGGTTGCCTTACCGGCATTAGCTTCACCATCTTCAGATTCCCAATCAAATTTTATCTTTCTGACAGTAGAAATGTTTTCTTCTGTCACTACAACAGTTCCAAGATCAGCCATATCCAGTCTTCCCTTCTTTTATTTGGGGCGGGATTGCCCCGCCCCACTTTTATTATGCGCTTGCAGCAACAGCACCATTACTCGATAATGCGGTCCAGAAACAGTAGAATGAAATGGTTCCTGAATCAACTTGCTTTTCGGACTGGATGTCAAGGACAATGTCTGTTCCATTGGCAAGTATGTACTCTTTGATTACACTGAGCAATTCTACCGGGGAATCAGGGCTATTATCATGCCATATTTCACCCTCTGCCAAGTGAGTACAGTCAGTCTCTGCTATAAGCGCTGTTGATCCCGCGTC